AAGAACTTTTTGTTCAAAATTTAGGAATGAGTCCACTTTATGTTAAATATGGTGATGATGAAAGTGCTTCTGCTACTAGTTTTAATTTTATTTTAACTAGTGGATCAGCAGTATCAGCTGGAGACGGCGGAAGTTTAAGTGATTTAAATTATACTGGCGAAGTTTACGTTTATTCTAGTAGCTCCCCTAATTTTATTGCTTGGGAAAGAGGCACAAGTGCTCCAACTGGATTCTGGAAAGATTGTAGAAAAGAAACTTCGTATACAAATTATGATAGTTTTAACTGGGTGACTAGCGGCTCATTAGACGGAGGATTTCATGGATCATATGATGGCAATGAAACTATAGGCGTAAATGTTCCAGCATCTGGAAATGCCCAAGCTATTGAATATAAAACTTGTTTTAAAAATGTAGTTGGATATAGTATATGGCCTACGCTATCTTGGGACACTCAGCCAATTTACGAAGCAACAGCAGGTCAAGAAAATGATTGTTATGCTAGAATATCTTGGAACGATGTTATTATTTTTGAAATGATTAATAATAATGTAACAGTTCCTGTAAATGGAAGCATATACTCAAACAATTTGAATAATGATAGAAAATTTTTAAATGGACAATATGGCGAATTTAGAATTAAGTTTGAAACAAAAAATAGCTCTTTAGAATCACAATTGTATTTTCTCAACGATTAAAATTTAAATAAAAACTAGATATTTTGAATAAAAATGCATAATATATATATTATGCTAAAAACATACTGTTCAGAATGTGGCGGACCAACAGAATATTCCCTTAATAAGCCTAAATTTTGCAGTAATTGTGGCAATTCTTTCGACAAAAAAGTAGCATTACAAGTTTTAAAGCCGAAGAGAACAATATCTAGAGTACAAGAACCGACAGAAGATGATATAGAGGATATTGATGAGGGTGAAGAGATAAATTATGTGCCTGATATTCAAAAAATAGATTACGAATTATCTTTACCTCCAAAAAATAAAGAAACAATTGGCAATTTAGCAGGAACTTCCACAGATTCATCTGACCAAAATTGGCCGAAAATAAAAACTCCTAAAGTCAGTAAAAAAGAGTTTTTAGATAATTTTGCAAAAGAGGCTGGATCCATTAGAGGAAAACTCAATAGGAAACATGGCCCTAAAAATTAAATTTGAAGCTTGTATAGATCAAATCAATACAGAGATTATAAAAAGAAAGCACAAGTGGAATCTTACCGCTATAGCTTGGATGGATTTTAATGATGTGTCACAAATTTTAAGGTTTCATATTTACAAAAAATGGCATTTATATAATCAAGAAAAACCCCTAGCTCCATGGGTTAACACAATAATCAGTAATCAAATTAAAAATTTAATAAGAAATAATTATAGTAATTTTACTAGACCTTGTTTAAAGTGTTCTGCGGCTGATATGGATCATGGTTGCGCTATTTATGGGACGCAATGTAATACTTGTCCTTTATACGCAAATTGGGAAAAAAATAAGAAAAGTGCACATGACACAAAATTGACGGTAAGCATGGAAAACCATTCTCAAGAAATAAATAGTATTCCTAATGAAAATTTAAACATGGAACAAAGTGCAAAAAATATTCATAATAAAATGTCAAAAGTTTTAAAGCCTATAGAATGGAAAATATATAGACATCTTTATATAGAAGGCAAAAATGAAGAGCAAACAGCTAAATTAATGGGTTATAGAACTAGCGAAAAAAATAGAATAGCAGGATATAAGCAAATTAAAAATATAAAAAAATCTATTATAATTAAAGTCAAAAAACATCTATATAATGGGGAGATAGACATAGTATGAGCGAAGACTTTTTTATCCTGTCTGAAGAGCAAAAATTAAAACTATTAAATGAATGGAATAACCGTCCAGATAATCCTCCTTCATTGGCTGAACTAGTTAAAATAGCTTTTGATAGAGAAGATTTAGACGGAAGAAGCAAAGAAGGAAAATCTGTCAAACAATTTTTAGCTTCAAGACAGATTAAACCTAGAAAAAGCCATGAATACGAAGCCAAAGGTCTTATAGAATTAAATAATGAACAAAAAGAATATATAAGTAATAATTGTCATGTTATGACTGGATTAGAAATTGCCAAAATTTTATTTAAAGATGAAACTCTAACAAATCTTTGCCAAGAAAGCAGAAGCGTTTTAGACTACATGAAAAGTATACCTACAAACATAAAATATAATAATAGCGAAAACGAAGAAGCTTCTACTGGAGATTATAAACCGCCTCGTAGTGAAGAAAGAATGATAGCAAAAATTAATAAATATGTTTTAGATGGAATAGACAAAAGCAAGATCACTCATGGTCAAAAAAGAGAAGTCATTGCCATAATAAGCTATATGAATACTCATAGATTTATACATCAAATTAATCTTTATGATAATGAAAGTGATCGCGAACTTTTTGAGAGTAGTTTCGTAAGATATACTTATAATAAAAGTGATTTAACTCAAGAAGAAGTAGATCAATATATAGTACTTTGTACAGAAGTTCTTATTTCTTCTAGTATACAACAAACCATTAGCGTATTACAAAATCAAATCGAATTAGCTATTCAAGATGATGGTAAAATCCCTATGGCATTAGTTGAAGCAAGTAATACGGCTAGAAAAGAGTACAATGATTGTGTAAACAGGCAGCAAAAACTAAATAATGATTTGAAAGTCAAAAGAAGCGAAAAATTAAGTAAACAAGTTAAGGATACGGCTTCTATTATAAATCTTGTGCAGATGTGGAAAGAAGAAGAGAGTAGGGTTAAATTAATTAAAATGGCAGACCTTAAGAAAAAAAGTTTAGAGAAAGAAATAGAAAGACTCTCTTCTATGGACGAGATAAAATGCAAAATTTTAGGGATATCAAGAGACGAAATATTAAATGGTTAATTTATGTCAATTATTTGCAAAGTAGATGGAAAAGAATTTAAAGATGAAAAAAGTCTTCATCTTGCGCTCAGGGGCTATGGGTTAAATAAAGAAAAATATTATCATGAATATTATCCTAAAAAAGATTTACTGACTGGTGAAACAATAAATTTTAAAACCAAAGAGCAGTATTTAAATAGTGATTTTAATGATAAAAATAATATGAAAAAATGGCTTAAAAACCAGTCCATAGAAAAAGCTCAAAAATATTGTAAGTCATTATTAATCAAGCGTAAAGAAGAAAAGAAAATTATATACTCACCAAACCAAGTAGAGTTAAGGACTATTATGAGTCCCTCAGTTATATTCTATAATAAAATTTTTGATGATTATTATGATGTCTGCTCTGAAGTAGGTTTAGAAAATAAGTTCATACATCCTAAAAATATAGCTCACCAATTTCAAAATAAATTGACAATAAGAGATACAATATATGTTGATACCAGAGAACAAAGTTGGCTTAAATTCAATATACCTTTTGAGATTCAGACCCTACCATATGGAGATTATACTTGCTCAAATGATAATTGTAATTGTTATATTGAACGTAAAAGCTTAAGTGATTTCATTAGCACTTTAAGTAGCGGCAATTTAAATAGGTTTAAAAATGAAATAGAAAAGGCTAAGATTAATAATGCGTATATTGTCGTGGTGATAGAAGAAAAACTACAAAACGCTTTGAGCTTTCAATATTTACCTCATATTAGTAAAAAAATTAAAGCTACCCCAGAATTTATATTTCATAACGTTAGATCATTAATACAAGATTATAGTAATTTACAATTTTTATTCGTAGACGGTAGAGAAGAAATGAAAAGAGTTATAGAATCTATATTGGCTTCAAACTGTTTTTACAAAAAGGTAGATCTTCAATTGGCTTATGATCTAAAATTACTATGATATATTGTCCAGATAAATATATAAAAAAAATAAAAGACGTAAATGCCGAACTTATGGAAATGAAAGGTTTTCTTAACGATAAAGAAGCAAAAATATCATTGGCAAAATTTTTAAGAGCAAATATTGGGTTTACTACAGAATTGATAAGTGGTGTTAAGTTGGCCCCATATCAAGAATTACATCTTAAAGCTTTTTTTAATCGTAATTTTAATATGTCTGTTTTTGGTCGTGGTTGTGGCAAGACTTTTACAGCTGCAGTTTTTTGTTTTCTTCAATGTGTGTTTGAACCTAATACAAAAATTTTAATTGCTGGCCCTACGTTTAGAACTGCACGATTTATATTTAATAATTTAGAAAAAATAGTTAGTAGTCCAGGAGCAGAATTATTAGCCCAATGCTTTGGTGCAAAATCCAAAAGAAATGATCAATTTGAATGGGAAATAAATGGAGGAAGTATTGTAGCAATTCCTTTAAACGGGGAAAAAATAAGAGGCTTTCGCGCAAATGTATTAGTTTTAGATGAATTTCTTTTACTTCCAGAAGAAATTATTAAAAACGTTCTTATGCCATTCTTAGTCGCCCCACAGAATATTAAAGAGCGCATGCAAATTAGAGAATTGGAAGATAAATTAATTGAAGAAGGATCCATGAAAGAGGAGGATAGAATGGTTTTTGAAAACGACAGTAAAATGTTAGCTTTTTCTTCTGCGAGCTATACTTTTGAAAATTTATACAAAGTATATACTGAATGGTCTGAAAAAATAATAAATGATGAAAAAGGAGAAGCATCTTATTTTGTCAGTCAAATAAGTTACGATGCTCTACCAGAGGAAATGATTGACAAGACAATTATAGAAGAAGCCCAATCTGGAGGGGCAAGTCATAGTAGTTTTTTAAGAGAATATTGCGCTAGATTTACTGATGGAAGTGATAGTTATTTTAATGCAAAAAAAATGGAAGAATGTACATTAAAATATAATGAAAAACCTCATACTCTATTAAAAGGCGAGCCTGGAAAAAAGTATATTCTTGGCATTGATCCAAATATGAGTGATAGTCCTAATGCCGATTATTTTGCTATGGCAATCTTAGAAATAGACGAAGAAAAAAAACATGGCATATTAGTACATACTTATGCAGGACTTGGTAATTTGAAAAATCATGTAGCTTATCTTTCTTACATTATGGATAATTTTAATATAGTTTTAATCATATTAGATAATGCTGGAGCAGATGTATTCACAGCTTCTTGCAATGAATCAGAATTATTCAAAAAACAAAAATTAGAAATTAAAACTTTTGATCTTGATTCTGATTTAGAAGGATTAGATTACGAAATGATGATTAAAAATGCTAGAAAAAAATATAATTTAGAAGATAAAAGAATAGCTTTTAATCAAGTCTTTACAAGTACATTTATTCGTAAAGCTAACGAACATTTACAAGCATGTATTGATTATAAAAAAATATGGTTTGCTAGCAAAACAGCATCAAATGAAGAATTTTTTAACAACGCAGTTAATCGTGGAGCACCAATAGAATTAATAAAGAGCGAAAACAAGAAAGACTGGACAATATTAGATTTTATAGAAGATCAAGACGATTTCATAAATCAAACGAAAAAACAATGTACTCTTGTGGAACATTCTTCCACTAGCAGAGGAAATCAAACTTTTGATTTACCTCAACATTTAAAAAGAAGCACTTCTGCGAATAAAGCCAGAAAAGACAATTATTCAGCTTTAATGCTAGCTAATTGGGGGCTTAAGTGTTATTTAGATATGATGAATATTCCTCAAGTAGAAGAGCAGTGCACTTTTTCCCCTATAATGATCAAATAAATTGGTTATTTTCCTTTATTTTAGTATTATACTTAATATAAGGTGTAATATTTTATATAAAAATGGCTAAAAATTTAAAAAAATACCAAAAACAAGCTAAAAATAACCACAGCGAACCTATTATGGTTTCTTCAGCTTCTGTGTCAGAGGTAAGAGCTTCTACAGAAGGATCTCCCACCAGAAGAAATCTTTCTTCTAATATCCAAAGAACAGACAAGTACAAGAATATTGATGAAGGTTTGATACCTTTTAGATACTCTACTGGAATAAAGAATGCATCTAATATGAATATTAGAGATGCAGTTATTCTTTGCCAAAAAGCATATTATAATTTCTCTATTTTTAGAAACACAATAGATTTAATGACTGAATTTTCAAATAGTCATATTTATTTTACTGGAGGAAGTCAAAAGTCAAAAGATTTTTTTGAAGCGTTATTTAAAAAAATAAATTTAGCAGATTTTCAAGATCAATTTTTCAGAGAGTACTATAGAAGTGGAAATGTTTTTATATATAGATTTGATACTAAAGTAAAAGATGCTGATATAAATAAAATCACACAAACTTTTGGTTTAAAAACTTCAAAAGCTTCTGTGAGTCTGCCTTCTAGATATATCATATTAAATCCATCAGATATACAAATGGCAGGAAGTATTAATTTTTCGCTAGGAAGATATTATAAAATTATTAGTGATTACGAGTTAGAAAGATTAAAAGCTCCAAAAACAGACGAGGATATTGAAGTTCTTAAAAGCCTACCACGAGAAACGCAAGATTTAATTAAAAATAAAACAGTTGGGATTTTAACTTTACCTTTAGATCCAGAAAGACTCTGTGCAGTTTTCTACAAGAAACAAGACTACGAACCATTTGCTGTGCCTATGGGATTTCCAGTGCTAGATGATATTAATTGGAAAGCTGAAATGAAAAAAATGGATATGTCTATTACAAGAACAATGCAACAAGCTATTCTTTTGGTAACAATGGGCACAGAACCAGAAAAAGGCGGAGTTAATCAAAAAAACTTAGAAGCGATGCAAAAACTTTTTGAAAATCAAAGCGTAGGAAGAGTACTTATTGCAGATTATACAACTAAAGCACAATTTGTTATCCCTGATATTGGAAATCTTATTGGGCCACAAAAATATGAAGTTGTAGATCGAGATATTCAAATTGGTTTAAATAATATTTTAATTGGAAATGAAAAATTTGCTAACACAAGCATTAAAGTACAAGTTTTCATAGAAAGACTAAAACAAGCTAGAGAATCTTTTATTAATGAATTCTTAGTCCCAGAAATTAGAAGAATTAGTAAGGATCTTGGTTTTAAAAACTATCCAAATCCTCATTTTGAAGATATTGATTTGAAAGACGATTCCCAATATACAAAAGTATACAACAGATTAATGGAATTAGGCATTTTAACTCCAGAAGAAGGTATTAGAGCGATAGAAACTGGAAGGTTGCCGACTCAAGAAGAGTCTGAAGTAGCTCAACAAAAATATAAAGAATTAAAAGATAAAGGCTATTATCAACCATTGATTGGTGGAATGAAACAAGCAGAAGCTGGTAGACCAGATGGATCTAAAGCTCCACAAACCACGAAAAATGTTAAACCAATTGGACAAGGAGAGCAATCAAAAGCCGAAGAGAAGTATAGCTTTAATAAAGTCAAAGAAAATTTAATTCTTGCTCAAAAATTAGAAGAAGAAGTTTTAGCTTTTCTAAGAAAAAAACACAATTTAAGAAAATTAAGCTCTAAACAAAAAGAAATAGGCGAACAAATTACTAAAATTATTATAGCCAACGAAATACCAGAAAATTGGAATTCAAAAATTCAAGATTATATAAATTCTCCAATTGACAAAAACCACGAAATAGTTTCAAGTATTAATTCTGTGTCTTATGAGCATCAAATAGATTCTTATTTAGCAAGTATTTTATTTCATAGTAAGGTAAACTAATATGCCAAGCTACATTAGAGTTAAGCAGCTAAATCAAGACGAATTAACACAATTTTTTACTGGAGCAATAAGTCAACAAGAAAGCTTGCTAAATACTATAGTTTTGTCTCAAGCTATGGGACTTACTGGGGATCAAGAAATTAGTGGAGTTAAAACTTTTTCTAATGATTTGGTAGTTGGAAACATTTATTCAACTGGAATTGCGTCGTTTGATATTGATGAAGATAGTAGTTTAGATATTTCTGGTAATTCGATTACATTTGATTCAATGGAAATTACTGGCACACTTCAGTTTCATCCGACAAGTGGAATTAGAATTTATCATAATAATAAATCAAATCCTGCACCAATTTCAATAACAACAGGCAATAAAGTTTTTATCAACGGAAATAGCACTTTTGGAGTTTACAATGCTTACATAGGAAATTCGTACAACGATATGAATCCCAATAATTTAAGAAATTCTCTTAGCGCACCTGGTTCCTATAACTTTTTGCCTAGTGGTTTACAAAATGATAATATATTAAATCTTTTTCTTGGGTCGTTAGATCCAGATAGTGCTCTTGTTAAGAAACATGCTACAAAAGTCCATTCTTATGTTATGGTTGATGAAAGGGAGATATTAGGCGAAACTTTTACTTCAAAAAATTATATACCAATAACTGGTGGAATTTACAAGGGAAAAGCTCTTAAAAAAATAAAATATGGAACAACAATAGGAAATGGATACACAAGAATTATCTTAAAAGGTTCTGGATTTTGGAGTGATACAAGTCATTTTCCTCATGGTGATGCACGCTACTCTCCAGCTATTATCAAGCCAAAAAGTCATCATTTAGAAACATTCTATGATATAACTGTTCCTAGTGGAGGAGGAAAACTAAGACCTTTAAAATTTGAATTGCCATCAAACAAATCAATTCAAGGTCAAGTTTTAAATTTAGCTTTTCATTTTGAAGCAGACAATAATCCTCAAGTTGTTAGTGGATTTTATGTCGGGTATAATGGGGGGAATCTGTCGATGCCTATATATACTGGAGAAATTTTCACTTTAACTGGGGCTAATTATTCATTTTCTCAAAAAGAAAGAATTGTTTGCATCAAACAAGGCAATCGTAAAGAATCTCTATCTAATAACCCTTATGATTCTACCAATCCAAGTTATATTTATAACGCAGGAGAGACTTCGCAAATTCTTTATTATGAAAGATGGTAAAAATAAGTGCTATAACGAGACTCTGCATCACATGCAGGGGCATGAGGATATGTTGGCACACACATATTCATGAGGCCCTCTCATCACATGAGGGGTCTCGTTATCGCATTTAAGGAGAATAAAAATGAAAAATGAAAGAATAGAAGCAGATTATATAAAAGCTAAAAATTTAATATCAGAAATTGTAACTTTACCAGTAGTATACAATACTGGGGACCAAACAGTCAGCGGAGTAAAAGATTTTGCATCTCGCCCAACCATAAGTGGATCAGAAGTCGCACTTAATGGTGATGCAATTGCATACGCAATTGCTTTAGGATAAAAATGGTGTAATTTAATACAAAACTATGAAACAACCAGTAAATAGCTACACATTCAATCCAACTTTAAAAACTCTTACTTTTAATAACTTAAATGTAAATTTAGATCAAATTCTTTTAATTGTAAATGTTAAATCAGGCACAATTTATTATAATTTTGCTTCAGGACCAAGAATAAAAAGCCTTGCATATAATGCTCCTTCAACAGTTTTAGTTTTAGCCGACTCAATAAGTACTGATACTGCTTCTTCTTCTGACCCAATGATCATATATTATGATGATCACGCAGAAGGTGGAAGCGCTGATTCTTCGATAAATACTGTATTTAATAGTATATCTTCTGATACTTTAGCTAATGCAAATGCAAGTAGAAAACTTCTAACAATTTATAATGATGGTCCTGGAAATTTATATGTTCTCTATGGAGATGGTGCAGAAATCAATAATTTCAGTATAAAACTTAGAATAGGAGATTATTTTGAAATAGAGAAGTATAAAGGACTAGTCACAGCTGTATTCGAAAATGTTGGTGGCGAAGCTTATGTAACGGAGATTTCATAATGGGCTTGTTTCGTTCTGATTTTATATTTACTGGAGATTTAAACGTTTCACTTAGAAACAATAAAACGTTTGGAAGATATTCAAACGGGGACACTATTCCAGCAAGTGGAAAAACTACTCCAGAAGTTTTAAAATTAGCTTTGAGCGAGCCTATTCCCCCAACAGTTTCTTTAACATCTAATTCTATTGTAGCATTTAATCAAACTTCTATCAATAATATATTATCAGCTTCAAATACGATAAATAGTTTAAATGCATCTGTTAAGTCTGGTTATATAGAATACAGAAGAGGTTCAAATGTAGATTGGAGCAAAATATTTCAAAATACAAATACAACTTTTGGTGAATCTCATACTTTTACTGATAGCCCTTTAAATGCAAATCCATTTAATTATAGATATATAGTAGAAGATACAGCTGGAGGAATTGGTACTGGAATATTGACAATAACCCCAACTGCTTATGCTAGTCCTACACTTTCAAATGTTTCTATTGGTTCAGACACAGAGTTAGGAAATATCTCTACAACTTTAGGTTGTACAATAAACAGAAATTCTTCTAATGTAAATTTAACTAGTTATCAATTGCAATATCAGTCTGTCATAAATGGAGCCACTTCTGCTTGGACAAACATTGGTACATCTACTTCAATTTCTGGTCCATCCTCTGTTGTTAGTAGAGCTCATAATGATACAAGCTTAATAAATGCTTCAAGTATATCTTATAGAATTCAAATTGTGGACGCATATCAAACTACAATAATAAATTTAGGCACAAGATCATTATCTTATAAAATTTATTTTGGATATAGCGCTAATACAACTTTAACTTTAGCTCAAATTCAAGCTTTAACAAATTCTACTCTATCTAATTCAAAAACTAGAACAATTTCTTCTGTGACGGCCCCTGATGGAAATTATACATATTATTGTTATCCAGCTTCAGAAGGAAATCTAACTTCTGTTCTATTAGATGGAGCTTCTCCAGTTCTAACATCTTTCACAAAGCTAACAAATGTTGCAGGGACCAACACTAATGGAGCGAGTGTAACTTACATAGTATATAAGTCAAATTCTACAAAAGCATTTACTAATATGACTTTGGCATTTAATTAATTATGGCAATTTATAGACCAGATATTTACGAACACAACAATCCTAATAATGCGATTGCAGATTTAAATTTTGTACGAGGAGGAGCAAGAATCGTTGCAAATTTAAATGAATTATATCAAATAGCTAGCGGAGTTAATACTAAAGTAGACCAACTCAAGCAAAACGTTACAAGAGTATATGTTAGTAGCGAAGATAGATTTTATTTATTAAAAGATATTGCAAATGCTTCTGGAGCAAATGGTTGGAAATTAGAAAATTATGTTTTTACAACTGGAGCTCAAACAGTAAGTGGAGCAAAAACTTTTACTAATTTGATTACAACAAATCAATTCAAAATGTATGATATAGATGCTTTTGATGTGTCTGGAGTTAATATTAATATTAATGATGGTCAAGTAAATTTTAAAAATCGTCCTTATGTTAATGGAAGTGGGGTGCGCTTACTTGGAGAAGGAACAGATGGAACGGTCAATAACGCAGGAACAACTGCTTTTGATGGAAATAGAAGTATTAAAAGATCAACTTTTCCTTACAATTTAAATGTTGGTGGAACAAATGTTGTAGACTTTTTAGAAAATGCATTTTTTCCTCCTGTACCAGCTGAAATTTCTTTAAATAGTTATACTCTTAAAGATTCTAATTATGGTTATACAGTCCAAATTGTTGGAAATATAATACAAAATAATGAAACATTTACACTAGGAGCATTAACAGCAAAAAAAGCTAGCACAAATGAAGAAATATTATTTATATCTAGTCCAAATTATGGTGATTTCAATTATACATCAACAACGACTATAAGCTCTGATACTACTATAGATGTTAGTGCGATTTTTAGTAATGGGGTCACAACAAAAACTATTTCTATTAGCAAAGATATAAATTTTGAATATCCATTTTATTATGCTACAGGAGACAGCAATTCATCTTTCAATAATATTCTTTATGTAGACGCAAACCCAGCTTCAAGTTTAAGACCTGGAGTAATTAAAAAATTAGAAGAAAAATCAGATAAAACAATAACTTTTAGTCCAACTGGTAATTTTATGTATGCTTTATTTCCTAGTATTTGGGGAAACGCAACAAGTATTAAAGACCAAAATGGATTAGAAAATATAGGAGGATGGACAAGAGCGCAATCATATCCATACGATGTATGGAAATCTAATAATACTTCAAGTGTATCTAATTTTAGTTTAACCTTTAAATTTATATGAACACAGGAATACAATTAGCATTAAATTTTGATCTAAAAGCTCCGCTTCCATTAGATCAAAGATTATCAGTAAATACAACATCAGAATTAAATTCTATTCCTAATCCATATTCTGGAATGCAAGTTTATTCTGCAGATACTCAAACAATATATTATTTAAAAAATATTATAAATGATCAAAAAACTTGGTCTCTTTTTCCATCAGCAGATCAGTTTGTTGGAATTACTGGGGATCAAAGCATTTCTGGAATTAAAAATTTTGATACTTATCCGATGGTAAATGTACAGGGAGAGATGAAAAGAGTAATAACTCAAGGAGATCAATCTCTAGGCGGCCTTGTCGGTATTCCAAATTTTCCACAAAACGCAGTATATAATGATAATATATTAATGAATTGTAATGCTAGTGGATATTTAACTGGAGTTGGATATAGTGGAAATTATGATGGTGGATATTTCTTTGGAAGAACAAAAATAACTCAAAATACAACTAGGATAGTAGAAACTGGCATAGGCGAAAACTTCATTCCAGTGACAGAAACATCAGCAGTAAATGGCGTACCATTTTCAGGAGCATGGAGGTGGTTATCTTGCAGTAGTGACGCAAAGTATATAACAGCTTCTCGTGATACTAATTACCTTTATTCATCAAATGATTTTGGAAAGAGTTGGTATCCAACGGCTAAAGATTTTGGAAATAGGAATTGGAGAGGAATTTCCATGAGTGCTGACGGAAAATATCAAGTTGCCGTCTCTACATATCTTGTCGGCGTAAATGGCTTAGTAATAGTTTCAAAAGATTATGGAATTTCTTGGACAGCTAAATTCAATGATACAAATGATTGGGTGGCACCTGCAGTAAGTTCTGATGGGAAATATATAACGGTTGCTTATAGTAATGGCGCAGCTTCAGAAGTCTATATTTATCGTTCTATTAATTATGGAGAAAGTTTTACTTTAGTTGGACCGATTGCCAATAATGTACAAATACAAACTTTGAGATTTATAACGATGAGTAGCGATGGAAAATATCAAACTATTGTTGCGTCAAAATATATCCTAGCTTCTTCTGATTACGGACAAACTTGGAGACAAGCATATGTGTCTACTACAAACACACCTTTCTTTTCTGTTTCGATGAGCACAGACGGAAGATTTCAAATTGTTACGACTTCTGGTGGAAGCGCATATGATGGAGAAGTTTATGCATCTAATGATTATGGATTTAATTGGAAATCAATAAAAAATTTTGGTAGGAATATTCCTTTAACTTCAATTTCTAACAGCGATCATGGTAGACTGTCAGTAATGACAATGAAAAATGGATTTATTTTAACTTCTAATGACTATGGCAATAATTGGAAAATTAAAACTACAAAACAGAATAATACTACTACTCTTACATCTGCAATTTCAGATACTACAGCTGCCAGTATTAATATTAATGTACTTTCATCAGCTGGAATGTTTGTAGGAAATACAACTGGTGGAAGCAACTTCTTATTGATTGATAATGAAGTTTTCTACATAACTGCGATAAATGGGAACGCTGTTACGGTCACTAGAGCATACGCTGGGACAGCAGCATCAACACACGCAAATGGAGCTACAGTTATACTTTCAAATGATTGGCGAAGAACAGCAATGAGTAATGACGGAAAAACTCTAATTGCATGTGACAATAATTATGGTGATCCAGCGACTAATACAAAAGGTGGATATATTTATATTTCTACAACTGACGAAAAAGTTGATGGTAATTTTTATGCAGATAATTTAGTTTATAATGTTGGAGATCAAAATATAAGTGGAGTCAAAAATTTTATTAGTCGTCCACAATTTGGTGGAACAAATCTTGCAACTACTGCAGATGTAGCAGGAGGGACTATTACTGATTACGTTAATTTAACTACACCCCAAAATATCGCAGGAGTAAAGAACTTTAGCAGTCGTCCACAATTTAATACAGCAGACTTAGCTACTGTCTCGCAAATTCCTACCAACACAACTTACGTTGATATGACGACAAATCAAACTGTTGTTGGCGTTAAGAATTTTAGTAGTCGTCCACAGTTTAATTCAGCAGACTTGGCTACAACTTCACAAATTCCTACCAATTTAACTTACGTTGATTTAGCTAGTACTCAAACAATTCAAGGGGATAAAACTTTCAGCAATACTCCAAAGGTTTTAGTTGCAGGAGTCTCAAAAGCTTTGGCTATAAAAAATGAAACTGTAGATTTAACTACAACTCAAACTGTTGCAGGTGTTAAGAACTTTAGCAGTCGTCCACAATTTAATACAGCAGACTTAGCTACTGTCTCACAAATTCCCACCAATACAACTTACGTTGATATGACTACAAATCAAACTGTTGCAGGTGTGAAGAACTTTAGTAGTCGTCCACAATTTGGTGGAACAGATCTTGCACTTATTACTGAAGCAGGAGGAGGAGCAGCTATTACTGATTATGTTAAACTTACAACAGCTCAAACTATCGCTGGACTCAAAACGTTTTCTGACGGAGTAATCTCAAGTGTTGGTATTACTGGTACGAATTTAGTTTACAACACTGGAGATCAAACTATCGCTGGAATTAAAGATTTTAGTAGTCGTCCAAAATATAACGGCACACAACTCCCTATAGCTTCAGATATTCCTACTAATACAACTTACGTTGACGTGACTAACGCCCAAACCGTTAACGGGCTTAAAACGTTTGGTAATGTTCCAAAAGTTCTAGTTGCATCGGTATCAAAAACTTTAGCTTTAAAAGAAGATGTTGTAGATATGACTACAGCTCAAACTGTTGCAGGTGTGAAGAACTTTAGTAGTCGTCCACAGTTTAATTCAGCAGACTTGGCTACAACCTCGCAAATTCCTACCAATTCAACTTACGTTGATATGACTACAGCTCAAACTGTCGCTGGAATTAAAACGTTTTCTTCTGTACCAATATTTAGCGCAGGAGCTGATTTTAATGGAGGTAAAATAGCAAATGCTGTACCAGAAGTGCTACAACTTTCTGCTAGTTTTACTTTAGACTCCACTCATAATGGTAAAATAATTATGGTAAGCACGGCTGCTGGTCCAATTACAATTACTACTCCAGCATCAACTCCTATTGTAGGTTATAATGTTTCTATTATACAAGTTGGTGCGTCTGCTGCAGTTACAATTGCCCCAGGATCAGGCGCAACATTACTATCTTTTAATAATCAATACAAAACTGCTGGATTATATGCAGCAATATCAATAGTACATTGGGGCGCTAATCAGCTTATAATGTATGGAAATACAACAGCATGATAGTATTACCCTCTGTTCAAGCTGGTATAACTGGATATTCTGGAGTAGATCTAGATTTTAAAAATTATATTTCTAAAATAGAAACCGCAGATGCAGCGAGTTTAGAGACAGCAACAAAAGATGCTATAAAAGCTTTTATTTTAGGTTGTAAGTCTGATGGGATTTGGTCATCTATAATTTCTTGTGCTATTTTTGCTGGAGCAAGGACCTTAAATGGAGCATTATCTACTATAAAAGGTAGTGCATTAACTAATAATTTATTTGTTACAGCTGATTATAATAGACAATCTGGACTTTTAGGAGGAACAGGCAAATATTTAAATACAAATTTAACTAATACTATTGATGCTACTAATAGAAATACTGTTCACGCCGCGACATATACTACTAGCGCTACTCATGCTGGATATACTTTAGGAAGTGACACAGCTCAAAATGGAACTATAGCATTAAGACCATATAGCGGTGCTACATCAATTTTTAGAGCTCACAATGGAGGAAGCATTGACAGTACTGGTGCTGTTGTTGGTTTTGCTGGAGTCAGTAGGTCTGTTTCAACCGATATAAATTTATATTATAAAACTTCAACTGGATACTTTTCTGGAACAAGTGTGTCAAGTTCAGTAGCAGTTACTGTTCCTACTAATATTTATGTATTTGATAGATTTAATTCAGGCACTATTCAATACAATAATAGAATTGCATTTTATAGTGTTGGCACTCATTTAGATTTAGTAAAATTAGAAGCAAGAGTGAAAACTTTAATTAATACTTATGTATCTTTAGGTTTGGCATAATAACTTATTATTAGATTTTAATAATATATATTATTATAATAATGTGTAATATCTTATGAAAACTATGCTGTCTAAAATCTTTGGCCCTAATTGGAGATCTTCCACTTCTGGAGTCACCACAGTAATAGCAATTACTACTGCAATAGCAATCCACTCTGATCCTTCATTGGTAGCATTTCTTCCAGACGTAGCAGAAGTTTATATAATTGGAATTTCAAAATTAGTTGCAGTTGTTTCTGGTATAGTTTTTGCATTAACAGTAAAAGATGCAGCAGTAACAGGAGGCACAGTTGCTTCTACAGTTGAGGCAGAAGAAAGAATACACCCACATGGAGAAAATATATGAATAAATTACAATTAGCCGCAGTTGCTCTTTTGAGCGTATTTCTTGGAGCTTGTGCTACAACCAATACTGGAAAAGTTGATGTTTCAAC